TGGTGTAACCGTCTTGATTGTACGGCAGCGAGTTATAGGCCAGCATCGCCTCAAAAAACGCCTGTTGCAGCGAGCGATTCAGCCAGATTTGGTTGACATAAGTATCGGCCCACAAGAACTCACCAGACACTTTGCCGTTGTAGAAAATAGTCCAAGTGTTCGCCGCGTTAGCGTAATTGCCAATGTATGTGTAGTTGTTCGACAGCAGCGCGTTAGCCGTCGCCAAGTCGGACACGCTAGCAGACACACCCGCCGTAGATTGCTGGAATGCTAACGTGGTGCGCCCGTTTGGCACGTTGAAGTTGATCGACGCCGCCCACGCCATTGCTGCACCTGCCGCGCCGATGGTGCCATAAACAGGTAGTGTGCCTTGGTAGGGTTGAGCAAACACTTCGTACCCGAAATTGCTGGTGTTACCGGTCTGCGTATCAATTGCATCCAGATCCCAGCTAACGTAAAGATATTGGGAGTTTTGCCCGCTATTCCACTGCGCAATTGACATACGCTCCGCTACAGTTGCTATGGCGTAGTCAGTGGTAAATGTCGCCCAGTTGGTTGTCTGGTTAATGATGCGATTGAGCGCGGTCACTTCTGACGCATCTGCTGCGATACCTGCGGCTTGGTTATACGCGCCAGCAGTTGCAGACAAACCCACACCGGTTGCGAGTGTGCCCGTGACGGCAGAGCACGCAGCAGTGGTGCCGGTCAGTGTCGTCATCAGCAGGAAGCGCCCGCGTTGCGCATCGTAGGTGATGGCAAAATCTGGTGATGTGAAGGCAGCTGTCATGGTCGACGCGGCGTTAGCGAAGCTAGTAGCGCTCGACAAGTTAATCGAACTCGACGTGTGCAGGGCCGCAGTGGTCACAATCAACGTGCCGCTCAATGCTTGCAACTGTGCTAGCGTCATGGTGCCGAGTTGCGCGCCAAACACGCCAGCGGGTTGCGCAGCCGTCGCGTAGAAAGCAAACTTCAGATCATAAGGCAGTTGGCCGCCATTGATCGTGCCGGGGAAGTAGGCGTTAGCCAGTGTTGCTGCATTAGAGGTTGCACCGAACCAGTTTGACACGTCAGTAGCGTCGTAAAAATCAAGGAACTGGCCGGGTGGTACAGAAGCGTCTTGTGTCAATACAAGGCCGGTCAGTAGGGAGGCCGCACCGCCACCACTGACAACGCCCGGTTGCATTGTTACAATCTGGGAAATTGGGATAGTTGACATGCTGATGCGTCCTTAAAATTGATCGTGCGGGCTGACACGATAGAAAAGCCCTATCAACGCACCGATTCTAGCATCTTGCAACGACCCCGTGCAAACGAATCTATAACGGGTCGGCGTCGGCAGGGACTTCAACAGTTGTCGTCGGAGCTGTCACAAAGAACTGTTGCGGTAATGACACGACCTGATTCACTTGCAAATAGATTTTCAGCATGAACCGCTGTTCGTACTGGTTTTCTGCATTAGCGATGTTCAACTGCTGCGGTTCGTCGGCATACAGCACCTGAAACGGTAGCGCGTTGTCTTCTGCGTAGTTCGCCAGCCAGGCCGAGCGCCAAGCGATAGAGATAATATCTGCGTAATCGGGGCCTGCCGGGCCGTAGCAATCTATCTGGTAAGAATAGGTCGTGCTGCGCTCTTCGTTCATAAACCCGTTCGTCGCGTCATAGCTGCGCGCACCTTGATTCTGCCGTTCCTTCGTGCTCGGCGATATGACGACGTAGGACGCAAGCGGGGTCGAAGTCATATTCTGGAAGCCCTTGAAGATGTTGGGCTGAATAGACGTGTCGAATAGTTGAACAATTGCCGCGTAAACGGCGGCAAACACTTGATCTTCGCTGGGGGATAAAGCGACTGTACTCATGGGTTTGCTCCATTACTTAACGCGGCTAAGAGCGCGGCTAGATCGGTCGCGTTTAGCTGGCGCGTCACTTCAAACGAGCACCAATCGGGCCACCACTCAAAGACCTGCGAAATGTAATAGTACCGATTGTTCATGTTCACCACGTCGCCGCCCTTACCGTCCGGGCGCTCGATATCCGAGAAGTCGCCATATGCGTAGACGGTATAGTACGAACCGCTATATTCGAGTCCGCGATTGTGCTGAATCGAGTCGTGATCCTGCGCTTGCACCTGCAAATAAGCGGCAACACTCGCGTAAGTAGGCGTAAGAATGCCGCCCGTGTTGGTGCGCCCGGTGGACACGTAGACGGTGCCGGGGGTGTCTTCGTTCAGTTGTTGCACTGCGCCGCGTACCGCGCTTCGAATGTTGAACGTCATTTTTTGTTCGCCTCGAACTCAATCGAATTTGTTAGGTGGCCCGTCAACACCAAGCCGTGATTGAACCCTTTAAACTTCGCCCACGATGCTGAGTTATCCGCAGGCCATTGCTGAATAGACTGCTGAATATCTTCTTTCATGACTTGCCCGATTTGCTGCGCAGCGTTTAGCGGCGTAACGCCTGCGACTGCTAGCTTGACAAACCCGGTCGCCCATTCTTTCTTGTGCTGTATAACTGCCTGCGCAATGAACGGGCGGGGATGATTTTGTCTGATGCCGTAATGCAATGCACGTGCAATAGTAGCAACTTTCATACCCGCTCGCGGGTCGGGTACTTGTTCGCCGGTCGCAGCGTTGGTCAACGTATCGGCGGGGTAGGTCGCACTTTCCAACACACCTGCTTTCACAGATACCGCTGTGTATTTGCGAAAGCGGGAATGATCTAGCCCGCGACGTGTGACACTCATACACCACCCGGCACAAAGAATGGGGGTTGTCCATACGCCACGGCTTGCCCAATGCCAGACACGCCGGACGGGAAATACCGGAAAGAGCGGAAACGCGCTGTCGCCATCCAGTACATTGCGCCATATTTGGTCTGATTCCACCACGCCGCACTACCGTTCGCGTTGGTGACTTCCATCTGGAATGCTGTAGTGATCGTGCCTTCGGTTGCGCTGGAAATGCGCCCTGGCGGGGTATTGTCTATCGTGCCGTCGCTGCGCTGCGCAGGCGCGAGGCCGTAGATCAACAGCAAATGGCCCATCGCCATATAGATCAACTGCGTGCGAAAGTTGGGGTCCATCACTGGCGAATTGTCTGTATTGTCAATCATGGTGTACTGCACCAGATTAAAGATATCAGTCAATCGCGTATCGGTCGCGTTTGCAAATTCCGGGTAGCAAGCTACAAAATCCGTCGGACTGAAAACGATAACCGCCATGATGAACCCCTTTCGTAAAGCTCTATGTTACCGGATTAATCCGCAACTGCGATGCCCTTATTTACTGAACCGGGGGCGGTAGGGTCAATCGGGTCAAACCCGTAATTCTCGTCGGCTTTCTCAGTCGCTTCGTCCACAGCGTCTTCACGCTTAGACGACACAAACACGGACGAACCGAGCCATTTAGCGCCAGGTACATCTTTGTAGTGTGCTTCTACGGCGTCCCACACATCCGCTTTGACCTCGGTAAGACCGTGTCCGGCGACAGCGTAAGGGGAATGTGTGCCATGCAGTTTAAGCTTGATATCAGTATCTGGCACGCTGATGTTCAAGCCTTGTGGCAGCTTGCACGCGACAGTAACGAAACCGCTAGATTTGGACTTAGTAGCCATAAATGTAACTCCTTGTTAGTTGTTCGGCTTGGTCGTTATTACTCGACCAGCTTTTTAAGTGTCTCGATGCCTTCTTCGACGACATGTTCAATGCTTTCAAGCAACGATTCGCTTTCAGGCGCGTCTACAGTTTCATCAGTAGTTGCAGTGTCAGCTACGGTGTCCGTAACGGGCGCGGAGCTTGATGCATCGGAGGCAGTAGTCACTGAAGAAGGTTCGGCCGATGTCACAACGGCATTGGAGGCATCGCCGGACACGTTTGGGGTTTGTTCGACAACAGATTGTTCGTTCGTTTGGTCAGTCATGGTTTACTCCGATGGTGGATAGGCGTAACGGGTCGGCTCGCACAGAGCGCGAATCCTCATTCTAAGCTAAAGCGGACGTAAGGTAAACAAAAGCCCGGCGAACCGGGCTTTCGAGGAGAACACACCGTTAGACTTAGTGGTTAATTTGTGGTTAAACTAGTAACCAATACCTTGCGTAACTGCGAACGGGCGGAAAACTACAGCGCCCCAAGTGCCTGCCGACTTCTTTTGACGGAAGTACGAAGAGTAACGCTCGACAGCGTGAGCGCGCATCTTCTCGGTGAAGGCGCAAGTTGCAACTTCTTGACCTTCAACCTTGACTGCCCACAACTGCAACAGACGACCTGATGCGGTGTCGTACTCCGGCACTTCAACCAGTTCCAGTTTAGGCCACGCATCTTTGAGCAGCTTTGCCGCTGCAAGACCGTAGGAGTTGACGCGATTGATATCTGCGACAGCACTAGGTGGCAAGCCCAGACGCAGTTCATCGGTTTGACGGATAGTACCTTGCGATTGCGTTTGCATCGGCTTCCACAAGTCCGTAATGATGGAATTGTAGATCGCGTCAGGAGTGGCAGTCGCCCAGTTTGCCGAAGCGGTAACAGGTGCGGACAAGCGCGGATCGTTGGTCAGCCCGTAGTTTTGCAAGCCCGAAATGCCGTACAGATACGAGTTATTCAGGAACTTAGCCAGACCCAACGCAGAGGAGAGGTTCAGTTGCGAAGCCAGGTCAACACGTCCGGCACCTGCCATTTCCAACTCGCGCTCACCCCAACGTGTCCACGTCTGGAAGAAGTAGGACTGGCGTTGCGGGTAGTTAATGTTGGTGTTGCTAGAACCATCTGCCGAATAATCGCCGTAAGTGGCAACTTCGGTCAAAGGTTCGGCCTGAATGAAGGCAGCAACCAGCGTAGTCCAGTCGCCCTTCTTCGATTCGCCCACCAGCGTAGCTGCCGCCATTGGTGCGACGATTGTTTCGATAACCTTCGGATCGACATAAGTCGTCAGGTACGAAGGGATACCGGCATTCTGAGTACCAACCAATGTCGGGGTTAAGCTCGCCGCATCCATCGCGTACTCACCCACCGGGGTGCTGATGTTCTGCACAGTGGAGGGGAGCACGACGCCAGCGCGGGCCATTTGTGCAATAAGTTGCGAGTCACGCATTTGATAATCTCCTAAGATTGCGTTATGTGGCCGAGGCTTACGCGCCGGTATTGCTGATAACTACCACTGCACCAACGGTAGCCGATTCTGAAATCAGAAGGTAGCCGGTGTTGACAGTCGTTGCAGGTGGCGAACTTGGCGCGCCGATAACGGTATTACCGGTCGTCATGTCCCACCATACTTGCGCGCCACGCACTGGCGTACCGGTAATCACGTCAGTATTGACCCAGAAGTCGCCCTTGCCGAACAGTGCGACAGGTTCGCCTGCTTGGATGGTGTAACCTGCTTCAGCTAAGAAGGTGGTGATCTGCGCGTTAAACTCACGATGCACAAACCCGATACGCGACGCGTCAGGGGCCGACGAGAAGATGCTGGTCACGGTACCGGTGGAGTTCAGCGCCGCAAAATGTCCGACAGTCACGCCCGAGCTGTCTGCCACCATACGACCGGTGCCGGACAGCTTGTAAATCATCGGGTTGCTAGACGCGAAATCGCCCGGTACGGCTTGCGCTGGCTGAATGTACACTTGATTTTGAAACATGGTTAATTCTCCTTAAATCGTCAGGGTTTGATCCGCTCGGGGTTTAGCCCTTGACGGAGATTTTTGCAGCCAGTGCGGAAAGTACCGCTGATGTAGCGTTCTTGCTTGCGCTGTCCATCGCCATACCTTGCGCTAGCGCACGCGGGGCAGCACCTGCAACTTGTGCGCGGGCCTGTGCAACACCTTGCCAGATGGCGCGCATGCCGGACTTAGGCACACCGATAACGTCAATGCCGGACTGGATTAATGCTTCTCGGTAAATGTCGCCGGCGTCGTCCATGGCGATGTCGCCCAGTACGTGCATGACATCGCGTTTAGCTTCCGCTGCGGCGTGAGCGCGTTCGCGTTCGGCCTTCACAGCGTTAGCTACTACATTGCGCACCGACTTAGCATCCATTGCGCCGGTTTGCGAAAACTGTGTCTTGTTGCCACGGTTCGGGGTGCCTTCTTGCTCTTTGGTATCCAGATATGCCTTTTCGCCTTCGTCAGTATCAACGGATTCATCTTCCGCGCCGCCGTTGAGCTTAATCTCTTTGGTGGCGGGTTCGAGTGAAAGCTCTTCATCTTTAGCTTTGCCCTCATGTTCCGTTTCTTCGGCTTCGTCCATGCCTGCACGCGGTTCGTTTTCGCCCTCGGACATGCCCACGTTGTCAGCGCCTGCGGTGTCAGCTTGTGGCGCGCTTGCGCCAACCTTGCCATGAATATCTTGCAAGAGGGTAGCAATTTGCTTCAACGCTTGCCCGATAGCCTGCATGTTCATTTGCTCGTTTTGTTCACCTTCTGGCGAACCGGGTTGTGCGCCAGCACCTGCACCCGGCGCGCCATTTTCGTTAGGAAAAGCCATATCAATTGCTCCTTTGGTTGAAATTTGCGGGGGTTGTAGTGCCGCGTCAGCAACGTGCGCGTTACTAGCGCGTCCGTCGTCCACTAATGCAACGTGATTACCCTCGATGCCGATCATCACGCCATCATATTTTTTACCGTCTGCGCTGCCTGATACCATATCGGGTTTGTAACGGTAACCGCAGGATAGATCGGACAACTTCTCAGACTGAATCAAGTCGATTGCATGACCGTCCATCACCAACAGATCGCCGCGTAAGTGTTTCCCGTCAAACCGTACTGAATGCACAGAACCGCCGATGTACTCTTTGCGCGGGTCAGCTGCTGTTTGCGGCACATGCTTGATCATCAGCGGCACACCGTTAAACGTGTCGGCGGCGCGCTTTAACTCTGCTGGGTCGCGGTACAATTCGTACGAAGTCTCAGGTTTCAAGCCCAACGACTCATAGCCGGGGATTTCCTTGCCGTAGTACGGGTTAATCTCTGCGGTAGAAAGGATGCAATCCTTTACGCGCATACGCCCGTCTGCGTCGAAAGATCGCGCTGTCTGACGGTCAAACGCTAAAATAACGTGGGGCATGGTCGCAAAAGGGTAGAAGTTTGTCAGAGTGTAACGCGTTGTTTGGGCTTGTGCAATCGAAGTGCGCAGCACGATAGTTAAATTAAATCGCCTGAATTACGAAAAGGGCTTTACTTTGCCCTTACGTTAGCTTAATATACCTACATCGACAAACACAACGGAGAAATGAAATGAAGAAAACACTACTCGCAATCGCCGCCCTCGTTACCCTTGCCGGCTGCAACAACGACGCCGACGTGGCGTCGCGCAATCTGTCGAAGGCCGCCGACAACTTCGAAATTACGCGCCGCGTCGTGTTCTACAACGGCATTACCGGTGAGTACATGCTGAGCGTCGAAGGTTTGTGCTCGCTCGGCAACAGCGACAAGCCTCGCGAGGTCACGATCACTTGCAAGACTGGCCCTGCCGAGTACAAGAAACATTTCCTCGGCCTGTCTGACAACGTGACGTACTTTGTGGAGCAGATGGCGTCTGCAAACGTCAGTGCCTATCACTATCGCGTCGTGTTCAAGCCGTCCGTCATCATTCCGGACATTCAGATCAAATAACCCACCATATGCAAGGATACATCATGGAACCATTTAAATAACCAACCGGGGCTGCGGCCCCAAACCGCGCAACTAGATAGATGGAGATGTAGATGACAAAAAAGAGCGCGCTGGTCCACGTAAAGATCGCGGGATATCACGAAGACCTCAAGACTGGAACGCGGATCCTCAT